CTTCGACGGACCCTTTGAAAATATCAAGGCAGAACCTGGTAAACTTCTTGTCTTCCCTGGATGGTTAAGACATTATAGCAATCCCCATAGTGGGAAAGAAGATCGCTATACTATGTCTTTCAACTCATTGCCTCATGGACCTGTAAATGCTGGTCCGCAAGGTGTACCAATGGCAAACCTTAACATATTATGAAACTATTGAAGACCCCTCTTAGATACCCTGGTGGTAAGTCAAGAGCAGTTACACAATTAGAACCATGGTGTCCTGGTGGATTCTGTGAATACAGAGAACCGTTTGTAGGTGGTGGTTCTATGGCACTGTACATGTCTCAGTTATATCCTGAGATCCCTATCTGGATTAATGACAAATATACTTATCTTTATAACTTTTGGGTAACACTTAGAGATCAAGGTGACCTACTGTCTGATGTATGCTATGCGATTAAGGAAGAGAACTCTACACCTGACCTTGCTAAGGAGTTGTTTAATAGAAGCAAAGAAGAAATATCCAAGGCCGATCCTTTTCGTCAAGCTGTTTTATTTTGGGTTCTTAATAAGTGCTCTTACTCAGGGTTGACTGAGAACTCTTCATTTTCACAGAGTGCATCAATTCAAAACTTCACCAAGCGTGGAGCAACGAATCTAAAAAATTATCAAGATCTAATTTCACACTGGCGTATCACTAATCTAGATTATTCAGAACTGCTGGATGGTGATACTAATACTTTTGTCTTCTTAGATCCTCCATATAGAATTAATTCATTTCTATATGGTACCAATGCCGAGATGCATAAGAACTTTGACCATGAAAGGTTTGCTAAACTGACTCAGGAATGTAAGAGTTGGTGGATGGTCACGTATAATGTAGACAAACAAATTGAAAGTATGTTTAGTGAACACCATCAGAGATACTTCAAACTTACATATGGTATGAAGCATAGACCAAACAATAAGAAGTCTGAACTTCTCATCACTAGTTACAACCCAACCCCTAACACACTAGAACAGTTCTTCCAATGAGCAAAGATTTTGAGTATCAACTGAAAGACTACCTCAATGGTATCAACTTGAAGCAAGGTACACTTCATGATGATGAACGTGCTATGTCAAAGTATCCAACCTTTGTTGTTAACAAGTGTCTTGCTGGTCATCTTGATTGTATTTTACATGTAAATCAGATGAATTTGTTATACGAATTAGATACCGACATGCAATATAATTATTACCTACATAGTATTAGGAAATCCAAACGCTTTGCGCCTTGGAATAAACATACGGCAGAAGATGATCTAGAACTAGTAAAACAGTTCTACGGATACAGCACCGACAAGGCAAGAGATGCCCTGAAACTGCTCAACAACGATCAGTTGGAAGTCATCAAAACTAAATTAAATGTTGGAGGAAATTCAAGATGACTAGTGAAGAGATCTCATGGTCTCAGGATATGATGTTGGAAGTGACACTTAAAGAACCAGATGATTTCTTGAAAGTGCGTGAAACTCTAACTAGAATTGGTGTTGCGTCTCGTAAAGATCGTAAACTGTATCAATCCTGTCATATTCTGCATAAGAAAGGTAAGTATTACATCGTTCATTTTAAAGAACTGTTTGCCCTTGACGGCAAACCAGCGAACATTACTAAGAACGATATCGAAAGAAGAAACCGTATTGCTAAACTTCTATTTGATTGGGGATTAGTTACGTTCCAAGCAGATGAACTAGTGGAGATTGCACCTTTGAATCAAATCAAAGTTTTATCTTACAAAGATAAGCAAGAGTGGACACTAGAAAGTAAGTATAACATTGGTAAGAAGAGAGTCGTCGCGGAAACCTGAGAATGTATGAAGAAATGGATTGTTATGATAAAGCGATCCAACTCTTCGGAACAAGAGTTGGTATGATCTGCGCCATGGAAATGGCAAAGAAACTTGATGCTGAAACTGCATATGCTAACATCAAGATTGAGTTGAAACAATTGAAGAAAGTCCGCAAAAAGTGGAACAAAGAACAAACTGATGATGAGTAATGAAATTTATTGGATTGAGAGTTGAGGATCACGATTCCAACATCACCTATACCGATGGAACCAAAGTAAAGTATCTCTCCACGGAGAGATATTTTCATATAAAGCATCATGGACTAGACAATACATGGCAGTGGCAAGACCTTACTGATGAGTTAGGTGTGCATATCAACGAAGTTGATGCCCTGTGTATCGTTAGCGATCAAGTAACCTTTGATGAGGGTGAACTCTATCGTGAGATAGATATCGGATTGCCTTGTAAAACGTTTGCAATAGACCATCACTGGGCGCATGTACTTTCACAATGGCCAGTAGGTATTCCATACACTAACTATGTGTTTGATGGGTATGGTAGTAATGAAAGGTCACACTCTCTCTTCTTAGGTGACAAATTAGAACTGTCTCATAGTGTAAACATTGCAGGATCTATTGGCATTGAGATGGCAAAGGTCGGTGCTACTCTGGGTCTTGCCGATGTCACTCCACATGGTCTGGATCTTGCTGGTAAGATCATGGGACTAGCAGCATATGGTATCATTGATACAGAATATATGAAGTTCCTGAATCAGTTCCCTATCAGTAGGGTGAAAGATATCTGGAACTATGATCAATGGACTCGTAAGTGGGATGATAATTTTGATATTAACTGGTTGCGTACTGTTCATGAGGTAACAGCAAATAAATTAGCAGAGTATGTTGGTAATGGTGATGATAGAGTAGGATACACAGGTGGTGTAGCACTGAACTGTGTCTTCAATGGACGCATTACTCAGACTGGACAAGATATTACTACTATTCCACATGCAAATGACTGTGGATTGTCACTCGGAGCAGTAGAGTTTCTTAGACAGCACTTCCATGCAGATGAATTTGATGCTACTGGGTTCCCATTTTGGCAGGATGATGAAGCACCTGAGGAAGTTAATGAAGATACTATCATCACTGTTGCAGAAGAACTAGCACAGGGTAATATTGTCGCTTGGTATCAGGGTCATGGTGAGATTGGACCTCGTGCATTAGGACACAGGAGCATTCTTGCTAATCCTAGGTGTGCAAACATGAAAGATGTTCTCAATAGTAAAGTTAAACATAGAGAACACTTCCGTCCTTATGGGGCATCAGTCCTACGAGAAGACGCTCCAAGGCATTTTGATGTACCTGAGGGTGCAAATATGCCATGGATGAATGTTTCTGTAAATGTTACTGATAGTAACTTACAATCTGTCACACATATTGATGGTACATCTAGGGTTCAAACTGTTGAGGGTGATGACTGTTTTGCTAGACTACTGAGAGCTTACAAAGATATCACAGGTGATAGTGTACTGCTCAATACATCATTAAATTTAGGTGGTAGTCCTATTGCATCTTGTTTCTGGGAAGCGAAAGAATTGTTTAGTAAAAAAGATATTGATTTTTTATGTATTGGTAATGATCTACTTCATAAATAGGTAAAGTTACTTCTTTCCTATGGAAACCCCAAAGAAAGAGGAAGCCAAAACGGAAAATAAATTTGAGTGGGCGGATGAGGGTGTATCAACTCTCGTCCGAGTTATAATTCTTGGATGGTCAGCAGCAATTCTGACCCTTAATTATGTAACTGTTCCTGGCGTTCCTCAAAAAAACATTGATCCAACTTTTATTGCTAGCGTTTTTACTGGAACGTTAGCTACTTTCGGAGTCATGCCTTCTAAGAAAAAGAAGGACGACGAAGTAAAACAAGCACCTACATTGGAGAAAAAAGATGCAAAAATTGATTAACGGAATCGCTTTACTTTCAGGTCTAGTTTCATTTTCAATTCTAGGGGGTGGTGTTTATCTTTATGTTCAAAAAGATGCGTTGTTGGACGGTGCTAAGGAGGCAGCAACTGCTGCTGCAATGGAAGCAGTCACAGGTGCTCTCCCTGGTATGATGGGCGGACTAATGCCTGAGATGCCTTCGATGCCTAGCGCCACAGGTGGAGCAATCCCTGCTGCCCCTGCTATGCCATCTGCAACGGGTGGAGCACTGCCCTTCTGATGGAGATCAATGATATAAGGATGGATTCTATTAATATCAAACGGATTGATATACCCGTTTGGAATTTTAATGATCCATCCGCTACATTATATGTTTATACCCCTGCTACTATTAATATCGGTGTTCCTGTTATTAATATGCCTGGGTGTGTAGAAGCACACGAAACTAATAATTCAAAAAACAATCAGGTAAGTACGGACGATGAAAACGGTTTGGTCACGTACTGCGATTCTGGGTATCCTAGTTTTAATCCTATTCAGTTTGAACCTGAGCAGATGATTATCACTGGTCCACCTGCCGTAGGTGGTACTAAACCAGATAAACCTAAACCACCAGAAGCAAAAACAGATACACCTCCTCCACCGCCACCATCTAGTGCAGCAATAGAATGTCCGACAAAGGTTCAGGTAGCACAAGAACCAGTAGGAACATTAGTAGAAGGATTTAGAAAGAGAGTTACTGGTTATGAACTCATCGATAAGACATGTGTTCAGATAACAGAATCAGTAGGACTCCCCACACAAATTGTTGCTGGTCTACCTAGTGGGGGACAGGTTATGCAGGTGGGTGGTATTGCTGTCATCGCTACTACATCAGCACTACTAGCAAAACCGTTGGCAGACATACTATTGAAAGTAGTCAAACCAACGATTAAGAAAGTTATTAAAAAGATTGCTGCTATCCGTGGTAAGAAAGTTAAGGTCTTGTCCCTAAGGGAGCGCCAAGTAGAGCAGCGTCATCGGAATGAGGCGATACGGGTATTGAAGTCGGCACTGAAACCGAAGGGATAGAGTGACGATGTTGCTTGACAGTAGTTACATTTTGCACCACAACGTCAGCACATATTTTATAGTAAGGACTTCTGGGGTGGAAACTGATTCCTTCTTTCATTAAATTTCCACAATTCTTCAAACGAGCAATCTCAAAATCCAATCTTTTATTGGCAGTTAACTGACTAGTTAATTCAATCTGTGTAGTTGCTGCTTTCTTACACAGATCCTGTAAAGTTTTATCTATGGGTGTGCTCCATGTCATAGAGAACCCTACACCTAGACTGTAATTATCTTTCTGTCCAGTACGTGTTCTTTTATGGAAGAGAATGTCTCCTGGATTATCAATACGACCATCTCCTATTGCATTCCCATCATCATCGAAGGCACCTACGTTATCGGTGACATCATATACTGGGTCATGGAAGTATGGTTCGTATGGTTTAGAAGCAGAAGCACTTCCTGTTACATATGGGGTGAAGTTACGAGTGGGTCCTTGACATTGAATCCCACCACCATACGTGTTTGTAATATATGGTCCTTGTAAAACCTGAATGGCTTGATTGGTAACTGAGCCTGAGCTGTTTGCAACGGGGGATGCTGTTGCTGATACACCACCAATGGTTTCAGCATAAGAAGGACTAGCAAATAATAATGTTACTGCGAGAAGATACTTGTGGTATCGGTGATGCTTGTAACCTCCGTCACCCTTTGAATAATTGTCTGGTTGCTCAAACCTGGGCCTTGATAAGTTTCTGTAAACTGAAAAGCTGCGCCTGGTGTTGTCTGTGTGTACGTTGGTTTGTTCGCTACACCCGTCCATGATGTGGTCACTCCATTAATAGTAACGTTAGATGCACCTGTCGATGGTGAAAGATTTCCAGATGCATTGATACCAGAACCAGTAGCAGAATACTGATATCCAGTGTTGTAGTCCATGCTATTTATCGTCTCGGTTATGGTCTGAGTTGTCTCCGTGTGGCTGGACATGGATCCCTGTGTGAAATTTGGGACCACGGGGACCGCCAGGGCAGGAGCAAGTGTGACACCTACACCCACCACACTTAGGACAGACCAACGAATGATATTCATTGTTCTTATCCTCAGTCAATAACAGTAATCTCAGACACAAATTGACCAGTAGCCGAACTTCCAGCCCCACCAGCCGTCACGGTGAGTTTTCCCGCCGAAGTGACTGTACCTGCTAGACTTCCTGCTACACCAGCAGTGTAAGAAGTTACATTAGAGAAGTTAGGAACATCTCCTACTGTTGGAGCAGCAGTTGGGATTGCATCACCTTGTGTGAAAGCAGTTGTGTAGGAGAATGTCTCTCCGTTTGTTGCTGAAAGTTGACTGGCAGAAATCGTACCAGGAGAATATACTCCACTGGTGATTGTACCTGTTGAAAGCACACCAGCGGTTGTTCCATCTGAGGTGCCAACATTTGTCCCAGTAATAGAATAGGAATTTCCCACTCTTACGGCAGTTGATCTAGCGGCATCAACGTTGAGTTGAACACTTGTAGAATGTTTTGATACAATTCCGCCTGCATTGGCAGCGGTGGCGGTCATCAATAGCATAACGACAGGGATGAATCTTTTCATTCTTGTCTTGGTATAGGTGTCTCCTGCTATTTAGCAAAAATTGCCCTTGACAAGACATGTGTAACACCTTATAATTAACGAGTCGAAGACCATATACACCGCATGACATCAACACGACCAAATTTATTTACAGCAACAAACTCTTTGGACCCAAACCCTATCCAAGATCCGAATCCCGCCTACGTTCGTGGTACTGATCGACTTCGGCAGTCTATGATCCAGACTGAGAGTCGGGGACGTGGATACTCTTATCCTTGGTTGGATGAATCCTATGGTATTGGTGAATGGTTTTGGAAATCAGTTTCCAAAACTGACTGGGATGCAGGCAGAGGACGCCCTGCAATCCCACCGAAGGATCACCTGAATGGTAGGAAGTGGAAGACCACTAAACGTTTTAATGCCGACCGTCGTGAGCATGGTTATATGGTAGAAAGAGTTAAGTGATTGGTACGGGGTTCACGCCCCGTATTTTTTTTTGTTTCTTATAAATAAATTTGATTGCCTTCGGGGATCACACAATACAATCTCGCTTTATAAGGAGAAGTTACATGGACCTTACTAGATGGACATCGAAAGATGTCGATAAGATTTTT